CGTCTTGACGTGCACGTAGTCCAGGCCGTCTGGCATTTTGATATCGTAGGTCTTCCACTTTTTTCCGGTTTCTTCGTAGTGGTTCCACACCAGCCGGGGCTCCGACTTTACCGCCACGGCGGCAGCGATCTTGTCATTGAGCGTTTTGGCGCTGAGGGTGCCGTCCGGGGCGATGTCCAGGTAGTCCCCCACCTTCACGCCGCCCAGCTGGTCCGCCGTAGCGGGCGGCAGGGCGTATGGGGTGCCAAACTTGGCGTCGGCCTGGTCCTTGGTATACCTCTGAGCCAGGGCGTCGCCGGTCGCCTTTGCATCAGCCGGTGCGCCCGATACAGTCAGGGTCGTGTCAGTGGACACGATAGCCTTTGCGTCCGCGGCACTCTTTGCAGCTGCTTCCTCGCTGGCCTTTGCGGCAGATGCACTAGACGCGGCAGCAGTTTGACTGGCCGCTGCTCCTGCGGCACTGGAAGCAGATTCCTCGGCTTTCGATGTCGAAATATCTGCCTGCTCTTGCGCTGCGCTTATGGCGTTTGCAGTGGCGTCTTTGACTGTCTTGGCTGCTGCGGCGGCCTGTGCTGTGGCAGTTGCCGCCGCGTTTGTGGCTGTTTCCGCACTCTGAACGGCTTCTTCCTGCCGCGCGATAACAGCCTCGCCATACTGCTTCACATACTCAAAGCCCTGTGCAAGGGCTTCCCGTACTTCCACGCCGCGCTCTGCATTGCGGACTTCGGAAATCGCTTCGTCAAATGTCTTATCCAATTTATCACCCCTTTGCGGATGCATAGCCCTTCAGCGAGCGGCTCAGGTCATAGGCGTCACTGGCTTTTCGTGCGCTCAGGGCCTGCAAGTCGCTGACGCTGGAGAAATCAATGCCCAGCGTGAATTCTTTTTTGTCCGGCGCGTCCAAAGGCTCCACAATCTTAGAACACAAAAGCCAGGTGTTCACCCCGTGCGGGTTGGAGTAGATGTGTGTCATCTTGCCAAAGCCAAGGCGGGCGATATCCACACCGGCATCCTTGAGGTCCACAGCCTTTACCGTGATTCCGTCGAGATAACGCAAGTTTTTGGACAGCTCCGCGTTGGCGGCATCCAGAAGCGACTGTGTTGTGCTGGCGGTTCCGTCGATCACGATGATCCTTGTGATGATGCCAAAGAGCTTTTGGGCCGCAGTGTCGTTTGCGGTGGCGGTGATCGTGCTTTCATGCCTCCACAAAAACCAACCGGATTTCTTTTTTCCGACGGCAATGACGCGGGTGACAATATCCTCTGCTTTGACGTAGCTGTTCAGGTCGAGCAGGTTTGTGCCGAATGCGATGGGCTGCCCGTTTTTCTCCTGCACTTCCCGGACGTAGTCCAGATACCTGGCCCCGTTTTCGTGCCGGACGATCAGATACCCGCCGTACACTTCCACAAGCTCATTTTGGATGACATCCCATGTAACGCCAAAATTTTGTCCGTCGCCAAAGGTGTACCGTGGCGCAGAATCGTAACGGACCACGGAAGAATCCGGCAGGGCTACACCGTTGAACAGGACGGCATAACCGTCTCCCTGCTTTTCAATTTTCCATTTTTTTGAGACCGTGTCTTTGAGATTGTATTCCGTCTCAGGCGGAAAGGATTTTGAGTGCGTAGCGCATGTGATATCCGGCGTAACTGCTCTTTGCGTGGCTTCGTGCGTCTGGCCGTCCCCATCCAAGGATAAAGCCACGTTTACGCTCACGGAAAAAAGGCCTTCTCCAGTGCGCCAAATCTGTCCGTCAATGGAAGAGGCTTCATGCTTTACGTTCAGCGTCCATCTGTACGCAGATGGATCCGGGGCCGTGTCGTCATCCGAGAAGCCAACTTCATATTGGCTCACAAGCTGAACGCCGGATGAGGTATAAAGTCCATATTCATACATATAATCGCCGTCACTGTCCGGAGTACCTGCCATGTGGTCCAGTTTCATCACGCAGTTATGCAGTTCTGGAACCACCACGCTTGTGCTCGGAAAGCCAACATTTCCACAGGTAAACGCCTTGTATGCGTCCACCATGCCGGTATGATTTTCCAGCAGGAACGAAAGAAATTGCTTGATTGTCACGTCTTTGGCTGTATATGGCGCAACGGAACTGTCGTTGAGGTAGGCCAGCTCTCCCTCGCAAAAGACTTTTTGACGCAGCATAAAATCCTGCTCATGGCTCATGGGCCTGCCCTCCCAGATGCGCGCACCGTCTTGTTCTACGGACACGGTCGTGCGCATTTTTTGCAAAGCTGAGTGAGCCACATTGCCAAGCGGCAGGGTGAATTCCAAGCTACCGGCCTTGCCCACCTCCCGTGTCAGAGTTGGACTGATGAGCTTTTTTGTGTCCGTGTAGTCTGTTGGGTCGTAAATGCAGGTCTTTGTCTCCCACACGTCAACGCCGGTCTGGACGCCTGCATAAACTTTATAGCTCATAAGCTGCCCCCTAGATATCGGATGCTGATGCTGCAATCCGCAGACGCCGCAAAGATGAGAGTACCTACAACGCCATCCGGCATATGCAAGCCCTCAATGTACTGCCACTCTGTAGACTTTGCAAGGATGCCAACTTCAAGGCCATTGAGAGACACCGCAATGTCGGCGGCATCCTCGCTGCGCTTGAAGTAGATACCGGCCGCTCTTGGTGCACCGGTGACGGTTACGGTGATGTCCTCTTTGGCTTTGAGCTGGATATCCGTATAATTGCGGATAATTGCTGTATCAAATACAAGGTCATCCCACAGCCAGTCATCAGAGCCGTCGTATACACTGCGCTTGAAGGGGTCGCAGGTGCCCGTGATGGTGAATGCACTGGAAAACCTGTTGCGTGTCATAGACACGCTCCACAGCCCCTCCCAATAGAAAGACGGGTCATCGTCGAATTTGCACTGTAGCCATTTGCCATGGATGGCGTTTGCGATCTGACTGTAAAGATTCGGCCAGGTCTTTTTTGGTGCCCTGCACAGCAGCTCCATGGTGATGGTACGCTTTTTGTAGTGCGGGCGGCCATCCAGTGCATCCGTCAGGTTGAGCAGCGTATCAGAGCCGGGCACCTGCACCAGATGCTCGTCTACCTCTGCATCGCTGATCTTCGGGCTGCCAACTTTGAGATACAGACCCCAGTCTGTGAGGGTGTGGTAATCGCCGATTTTTGCGCCTTGCAGCTTTGCCATTATACGCCCCTCGCTTTCCGGGTCACTGCAACACCGATGTGCAGATCCACATTATTTGCCATGCGCGGAGACAAAACACCCACAAGCTCTCCGGAATCCATGACTACCTGACCCTTGCCGATGTCTGGCAGATGCTCGTCCAGCATCCCCTCGATGCGTTCCAGAATGCTGGTCTGCCGGTCAACAATGGACTGCTGGCCGGTAACGCGGTACTGCATGGCAGAGCGGGTGGAGAACTCGCTCAGGCTGTCGTACACGCCGGTCTTGTCAAAGGGGCTCTGATAGTGGCTGACGGGCTGCTGGTCGTTCTTTTTGTTCATCCACATAGCAAGGCCGATGCCGCCAGCGACTGCGCCCGCAGCACCCACGCCCAGGATCAGGGCAAGGACGGGGTTCGCTGTCACAAAGGACACGATGCCGCCCAGTGCAGAGGTGATGCCGCCTGCCATGCCGGAAAAGCTCTGGACGATGCCGCCTAGCGCTCCGCCCACGCCGCCGGAGCTTGCAAGGCCCTGCACGATCTCAGAGAACGCCTTTACAGACGTAGTGGCGCCATCCACTCCGGCAGTAATGCCGTTTGTGAAGATGCTCTGGATAGACCCCAGCGCCTTGCTGATTCCACCGCCCGAATAGCCCTCATTGACCGCGGTCAGCGCGTCCACAAGCCACTTAGAGATCACGTCACGCTGATCCTGCGATACTTCGCCCCAGATCAAATTGACAAAATCCAGAGCTAGACCGCCCCAGTCACCGTTTTTGGCATCACTAAAGGCGCTTTTTACCAGCCCAAAAATGCCCTTATCCAGCTGGCCGGAAGCCTCGCTCAGCTGCTGGTCAATGCGGCTCTGGGTGCCCTTTACGCTCTTGTCGATAAGAGTAGAGGTCTCGTTCACCTTATCTTGAACGCCGTCGATGTAGGTGATGATCTTCTCGTAGGTCTCCGCGCCGTTCTCGCCGATGCGCTGGCCGGTCTCTGTGACAGTCTTCTTGATATGCTCGCTGCCGTCCGCGTACTTTTCCACCGCCTGCTGCACCTTTGTGGTGATTCCGTCAAAGGTGGTTTCCGAGACGTTGGTAAAGGTGCCCAGCAGCGTTTTTGACATGTCGTCATAGGTCTTTGTGACCTTTGTGACCGTGCCGTTGACTTTGGTCTCGACCTGCTTAAAGGTCGTGGCAACACCGTTCACCATCTCCTTGCCGGTCGTGGTGGTGGTCTCGGTGATGCGGTCTTTGATCTTTCCGGAGCTGTCCTTGACCTTCTCTGTAAGGGTCTGGATGCTGGTGGTCACGGTGCCAAGCGCATTCTGTGCGGTGGTCGTGGCCGTGCTGGAGATGGACGAAATGACCGTTTCGGTGGTGGACTTAGAACCGGATGACTTCTTTTTGCCGGATGCACTGGATGGGCCTGTGGTAATGCTGCTGCCGCCGTTTCCCGCCGCCGCAGCAAGTTCCGCCTGACGTTCCGACCAGCTCTTGTTACTGATTCCGATACCTTTTAGTGCGTTTTGCCGCAACCTGTTACGGTTGCTCTGCCGGTTATTTGCATCCGCGTACTCTTCGTAAGTATCGAAGTCTGCTGTGGCGGCTTTTCCCAGAAAGCGATTGAGCTTATAGCTCAGCTTGTCCAGCCAGGTGGAGGCACTGGAAGCAAAGCCCTCAAACCAGGATTTGACAGACGAAATTGGGCCGCTCAACCCGGTAATTGCGCCCGCAAGACCAATCCAGCCATCGGTTTTGTAGGCTTCTTGTGCCTTGACCACAAGATCGTTGAGATTGGAGATCACCACGCCGACGCCGCTGGACAAATCGCCTGTCATAAGGCCAGCCAGCTGTTTGACGTTGTCTTTCAGTGTGGACACTCGACCGTTCATGGTCTGGCTCTGGGTGTCCATGCTGCCATAGTAGCGTCCACCTTCTTCCGACGCAGCCTGTAGGGCCTGGGTCAGAAGGTCATAACTGATAGTCATTTTCTGCACTTCAGCGGTGGACTTGCCTGTGTAGTCGGCCAGCAGACCGTAAATATTGATGCCTGCATAAGCAAACTGCTTGATGTCGATTGCGGAGGCTTTGCCGACATTGGCGATCTGCTGTAAGTTAGCTGCCATACGGGACAGCTCCGCATTGCTGCCGCCTGTAGCCGATACGGCATTGCCCAACGCCATAATCGTTTTTTCAGCGTAGGTGGCGTTTTCACCTGCGCCGATCAGCAGCTGATTTGCCTGTGTAAGAGCTTCCACGCTGAACGGTGTGCGTGCTGCATCCTGCTGGATCTGGTCAATTGCCTGTTGTGCAGCTTCTGCACTGCCAAGCATATTGGTAAAACCAACAGTGTAACTCTCGATCTGGGCGTTATAGTCAATTCCGCTCTGGATAAAGCCCTTTGCGGCACTGAGTGCAGCGGCGTAAAGCTTCGAGAAGACGCCCGCCATGATCGTGCCCTGCGCAATGGCACCGGCCAGAGACTTGCTGGACCCCGATGCGGCATCCCCCAAGCTGTTCATGTACCCTTCCGCAGTCTTTAACCCCTGTGCCGTGGTATTGAGTTGGGCCTGAGCTTCTTTCAGCTTCTGGGCAAATTCCTTAGTTTTTTCGGAGGTTTCCCCGGTCTCTTTCCGTGATTTCTGGTAGGCTGCCGTAAGGTGAATGACCTCGCTGTACAGCCGATTATAATCCTTCATCATGGTGGAGACGGCGTCCTTAGTCTGCGACTTTGCCTCTTCCACGCCCTGCCGGTAGGCGCTTTCGTCCAGCCCGAGGGTGGCGCTCAATTCAAAAAGTTTCAGGCTTCATCACCCCCGTTCAAGCCATTTTTAATGCGTGCTATCACTTCATCAGCGGACGGCTGCGGCGGTTGTGGGCGGTTTTCCACAAGCCCGGCCACCATGTCGTACCACCGCTCTTCCGCGCCTATAAGGTTCGCCAGAGCGTCCGTCATATACGCCCTGTAGCTGATATCGAGCTGCTCCCGTCTTGACGCAATGATGCAATGCTGCATAATGTACGGCTTACCGATCAAGTGCAGCATATCCAGCCGGATGGTGGAGGTTAAGCGCCGATATCCGTCTGCGCCAACTTCACCAACGATGACAAAAAATCCAGCACGTCCTTATCCTCCACGGTAGCGGTAATGACGCGCATCGTCTTGAACGGGGTCATGGTCTCGGGCTTGCCGTCCTCGTCCACATCTGGCTCATACAGCAGGGGAAGCAGCTTTGCCGTAGTCTCGGCGTTGTCGAACAACAAAGCTTTGCACATAGCCTTGATGTTCTTCTTGGCCTGTGCGGATTTCTTCTGTTCCAGCTCTTCCTTGGTCTCCTTGCCGGTCAGCACAGGCATGACCTTACGCAGCTCCGCGACCTTGGATTTCTCCAAAAGGTCGGAAACGGCGTCTGCAATCAGCCAGCAGCGCCGCAGGAACTCGGTTTCGTCCATCTGGTTCAGGGTTTTCATGTTGTAACCTCCTTATGCTGCGGCCTTGGGGCTGTAGTACCACTCCATAGGCACCACGTCACTGCCCAGACGGGGGCAGCCGGTCAGGGTGACTGCAATGTTGCCCTTGCCCTTGTCGGTCGTCTTCAGGGTCAAACCGCCGGTGGACAGTGCATTCATCAGCCGGACTGCAACCATACCGCCATCCAGCGTGTCTCCAACCCACCAGATGTCCTTGAAGTCGCCGGTGCTGGCGGTGGGATCCAGCGTCATGCGGGGCGTGACCTTCTTGTCACTCACATCCGCAGCGCCCATCGCCATCTTGATAACGTCCGTTGTGGCATTCAGGGCCGTAAAAGCCAGTGTGCAGTCGTAGCTCTCGATCTGCATCAGCTCTGCGGTGTTCTTCTGGGCGTTGTCCACGTCTTCGCCAAGATCGGTGAAGTTCGCCTTGCAGGTCGCGGTGATGCCGCCGGTCGTGGCAGTGATAATGTCTGCGTCCTGAACTTCGGTCTCGCCGGTTACATCAAACTTGTTGACCACGATGCCTGCGTTGAACTGCATGGATTCGAACGCTTTCTGCGAAATTTTGGAAAATTTTCTTGCCATATTGCTCCTTACTCGCAAAATTGCGTGATTTCAAAATTGAGATATTCGCACAGATACCCTTCAGGCGGGTTGTCGAGGGGCTGTGCCCACGGGGTGCCTTTTTGCAAAAGAATAGCGCCGCCCTCGCAGGAAAGCGTTATGCTGTCCTCGAGGGCTGCGCTGATCGTATCTTCGGTTTGCAGAATGGGGGCTCTGCCGCCCTTGCTTGGGTACCACAGCCGGGCGTGGAAGGATGCCATTTCGTTCCACCCGCCGGGGATGGTGGGCTGATAGGTCAGATACGGCAGTTCTGCGCCGGGAGGGATGTTATCTTCCAGATAGCCCGGGACGCCAAAGCCGTTGAAAAACGTGTTCAGTGCCCGGTTGATGCTCTCAGACGGTCCCATTACGGCAGCACCGCCTTTTTGCACTTGACGGCCCGCAGTCCCATGCCGGATTCCGGAGGGGCTTTGCCTTCATCCGCTGTGCTGGTGACTTGAAAAGTCTGGCCATCGCTTACCCGTCGGATGTAGTCCGGGAAGGCCAGCGGAACGCCGGTGTTGACCAGCAGGGTATAGGTGGAGGCGGTGTCAGCCTGCTCTGCCACCTGTGCTTCCACGGTGGTATCGTGGCGCTCCACGGCCTCAAACTCCGGGCCGTCCGTCCAGCCGGACACAAAGCCACCCACGCCGTCCGGCTCATAGCTGCGGGTCTGAAAACGGTATTTTTGGGTAAAGCTCTGCATCACGGTGGATGCAGTGAACGGATTGACCATGTCACATCTTCCTCCACTGGTTGATCTCGGCCCGGAACTTTGCCTTGCCGTCTGCCGGCAGCCCGTCCGCTCCTGTAGCCATCGTCCCAGACCACCCGGCAAAGGACTGGGACACATACACGCCGCCGGAGGGCAGTGCTTTGTCGTATGCGTCGATTTTTTCAACAAGTGCCACAAAATCAGGCGGCACGCGCATGGGCTGCACTGTCCCGGTGAAGGTCTCGGCGGTCAAATCGCCGTCCCCGGCCTTGTGCACGCCGTCATTGAAGATGGATCCGCACACAAGGAAATACTGCCCCGGCACTACCCCGGCAGGCACGGTATCCGGCTCAAAGATGAACTCCCCGGCAATGGGGTCGTCCGCCCGGTCAAAAAAATTGTGCGTGTAAACGCACAGCTCTGGGACGGTCATTGGATGCCTCCTACTCAAAAAAAGGCGATTACTCGCCCGGGGTGATGGTCTCAACTGCAATGCCGTCGATGTATTCAGCAAACAGCGTCATTCCCATGATTGCGGTGATAACGGTGACAAAGGTGTCATAGTCGGGGCGAGTGTTCACGCCCACAATGCCGGTTTTGCTGTCTGTGGTGAGGCGGAAGCCGGCGCGAGCCCAGTCGGAGTTGGTGGGGCTGACGTAGTACAGAACGATGTTGTCCGCAGGGGTAGCGATAACCTTGCCGCGTGCAATTTCGGTTTCTGCCAGCAGGAAAACGGTTTTGTAACCCATGAAGTTCTTGATGTAGTTGAAGCCAAACTCGCTCTGTTCGTTGATAACGGCGCTGGTGCCCAGGTACTCATACACGTCCAGGACATTCACGAACGCCACAACATCGGTAGCAGTACGGTGCATGGTCTTGAACTTGTTCAGGACGCGGCCCTTTGCCATTGCCATTGCCTCCTGAAAGGTCTTAGAGGTGCCTTTCAAGGTGCCGGTATTGAGGTACTTGTAGAATCGACCAGCCACATCAGCGGTCAGGTCGTTCAGCATTTCGTCATCGGTCATCTGAACAGCGTTCTCGTAACCGTTTTCGAGGATGGCTTCAGCGGTCGTACCCTTGGCCCACTTTTCGAGGGTGATCTTCTCATAGTCCTTGGTCTTGACGGTGTACTTGCTGTAGGGGATTTCCTCGCCCTCGCCGACTTTGCCGTCCTGCAAGGTGCCCTGTGCGTACTTGCTCTTCAGCACCGTGTTGGGAAGCATTTCAATTTTGCGGGTGACACCCATAATGTCGCGCAGATGGTCCCAGTTGCGGCCGAAGCGGGTCACGAAGTCGATCTCGCGTGCAGTGGTCTGAATGTCAGCGGCCATCACAGTATTAGTTTTTGCAGGCATAAGTTAGTCCTTTCCATCGCCTGTCCCATTGAACAGGTCAATATTTGCTGCAATCGCAGCCTGCCGTTCGGTAGAATCCTTGATTGCAAAAATTTGGTCTTTGGTCATTTTGGATCCGGCGTTGGTGGGCGGGTTGTCCACCTTTGCGCCGGTGGTGGTCGTAGTGCCTACGAAGTCGCTCCAATCAGCTTTCAGGCTGTCGGCGTGCTTCTTGGCGTCCTTGACCTCGCCCTTTTCGTCCAGCTCCAGCTTGTCGATATCCTCGCCGGACAGCCGCACAACCCGGTCAGCGTACTTGTCCAGCACCCCGGCGGACTTCAGCAGCTCCCGGAACTTGGCTTCCTTGGCTGCGTGGGTGTCCTTCTGGGTCTGCTGGGCCTTGTAGTCGGTCAGCGCCTTTTCAGCGGCCTGCTTGCCGCCGTTGGCTGCGTCCCGGTCCTTCTCGGCCTGTGTGCGGGCTGCTTTTTCTGCATCCAGCTGGTCTTTAAGTTCGTCTGTCTCCTTGTGCAGGGCGTCCAGAATGGCTTTTGCCTTGTCATCGTTGGAGGCTTCGGCGTTCTCCAGAATCGTGCGGATGTCAGCTCTTTTGAGTGCCATGTGATAGTCCTTTCTGCCCTTGCTCGGGCTGCCATGCTTGGCAATAAGGTTTATTTGCCGGACGTGCTGCCGGTGTGGTGCCGCTTGTGGGGCTTGAACCCACGGCCCCCGGATTACAAATCCGGCGCTCTGCCAACCTGAGCTAAAGCGGCATATATTGAAATTTGGGTATAAAAAGAAGAAGCCCACAATGTGAGCTTCTTCAAAAAAATTTACTTTTTTACCGGTTTTGTTAATGCGTCTTCAATTCTCCATCCTCTCGAAATTCTTCCTTTTAGCGTTGAGCTGTCTATTTTATACTCTATCGCCCAATCTTTTAATACCTTGGTCTCTCCTTTATAAGTAATAAAAACGGATGTTCTTTTGTTTCTTGCCTGTTGCTTTGTTGTTGCCCATCTGCAATTTTCTGGCGAATAATCCTTATTAACATCTATTCTGTCAATCGTTAAATTTTCTTTATACCCCGATGATAACGCCCATTTATAGAAATTTTCAAATTCAAGCCACTCTTCACATACTTTGATTCCTCTGGATCCATAATCTCTATACGATCTGATTTTAGGATTTCTACACCTAGAAAGCATATTTGCCCACGTTTCATATATTCTGGTTCCGTGCTTCCCATGTTTTTTAGCAAATGGGTGCTTTTCTACATTTTTTCGTGATGTTTCCTTTCTTAAACATCCACAGCTTTTGGTATTTCCAGATACCAAATTGGTTCGATTTGCTTCTATAGTATTACCGCAGTCGCAAACGCATTTCCATCTGGAACGTCCATTTCCCGGAACAAGCTCTATCGCAATTAATCTGCCAAATCTTTTCCCTTCAATATCTTTTTTAGCATCCATTGCCGACCCTCGCAATCTCCGCTTCCAGCACTGCATCAACTTCCTTTTCCAACCCGGTAAGGGATGCGAACAGGGCCGTCAACATAGAGCTGTACATCGGGGCTTCCCGCCAAATCTGGCTCACAAGCTCGCTGGTGCGCTCCCGCTTGATCATATCGGTCTTGTGCGTTTCCTCAAACCAGTTGGCAAAGATGTTCAACAGGTCGTGCATTACTCGGAGTTCGCCAGAAACAGCATCCAGTTCAAGCTCCACCTTCGTGATTTTTGGTGTTTCCATTGCTAAAATACCTCTTATTCACTTGTAAGAGGTCGCCCAGTTTGGTATAATGGATTTACCAAAGGGAAACCTCTGGTGCTTTGCAAGCTCTCGCCCACCGACTACCAATCATCGGGCGAGAGCTTATTATTTTGTCAGGCGTTCGTACAATTCCTTTATGCCTTTGCGAATAACATCGGCTTTTGTTAAGCCAGTTTTTTCACAGCAGATATTCAACATACGAACTTCATTGTCAGACATTCTAATTCGTGTGTCATGGGTCTTAGGGTCTGATGTTGGCCGTCCTGTTCTAGGCGACATATAAATCACCTCACTTTTGTGTCACCATAATTATTATAGCATTTGGTTACACAAAAGTCAATGATATATTTAGTTTTCCCGGTTTCCTTCTTCCACCGCGATTTCTCGCAGTTCGTCAATGTGCTCTTCCACTGCCGGGCGGAGGAACGGACGGGCTTTCATGCCCCGGGTAAAGTGCCACTTGCCGTTGAAGTCTTTCCAGACCCACGGCGTTTTGCGCCCGTTTCCTTTCTCGGCAAAGATGCCCGTGCCAAGCTCCACATAGACGCTGTAAAACAGGTTGCTGCCGATGGTCACGGTCTTTTTTGCAAGGTCGAGGGCGTAGGTCAGGCTTTGCTTGAGCGCACCGCCCACATAGCCCTCAATTCCCGTGCTATCTGCCGTGCCTGTGGGCACAAGCAGCTGGGCGTAGTCCTGCACTTTCATGCCCCAGATGGTCAGCACCCGCTCCGCCCATGAATCCAGAGCTTCATGCAGTTGCGGGGTGTTGTCGGTGAATTTGATGTCGTAGTTAAAGTTCACGGCTTATCCCTCGGTTCTCGCTTTTTCTTTAAGATGCGACCGCACTCAGGGCAGAAATTCAGCTGTCCGGCACTATGCGTTACCGTACCGCACACGCCTGCGCCTTTCCTGTGCGTTTTTGTGATAAGACTGACTTGAAATGTGGTGTAAAGGTCGTTTTCCCCTTTGGGGGAATTTTTCTTCCACCACGCAAGACTCTCGCAAAATTTGCAAGGCTTCTTCTCATCCATGCTTTGCAGCCTCCTTTCTGCGTTTTCGCTCTTCCGCCCACCACATTTGCTCTTTCTCTTTGCCGCCCTTGGATTTATACCACTCGGTATAATCCATGACGGGGATGGTCTCTTTGGTCACATTGTCCCGCTGCATGGCGTTCTGCCGGGGATAATTGCCCAGAGCAGAGGACAGCACACAGCGGCAGTGGTAGACCATCTCCTGGGCTGCGTTGGGGTCGCCGGGGCGCTGAATCTCGTAGCCCATGACCTTGAACGGCTTGTCAATCTCTGCCGTCTGCTGGTCAAGCAGGCGGTGCATTTCACGTGTGCGGTAGTCGTGGGTGGAGTTCCAGCGCTTTTTGACCTCGATGCCCAAAGCCTGGGCGTTACGCATCTGCTGCAAAGCCCCGGCGTTCTGGGCACTGGTAAGGGCTGTGATGGCGTTGTTCATGGCCCAGTGGATCTCCGTGTCAGCCATGCCATTCACGGCCTGCACGGCAATGTCGTGGACGCTCATGCCCTGCACGATGCCCTGCATGACGTAGCGATTGAACACCCGGGCATCATAGGTGCGGTTGCTCTCGCTCTTGATGCGTTTGTTGGGCACCATGCGGGGGTTCTTCTTCAACAGGAGCTTGACCGCTTCGGTGTTGTACAAGGTCAGCCCGAACGTCACGCCTGCGGTCTGTTCTAGCTCGTAGAATGTCCAGTTTGCGCCAAAGGAAAAGATGTTGTATTGCTCGTCCCGGGCCAGCTTGTAGGCTGTCTCTTGGGCTGTGGTGCAGGTCTGCGTGATGCCGTCCAGCTTTGCGTGCATCAAATCGGACTGAAAGACCTGATTTTGCAGCCAGATGCGGTAATCGTCCTCGGTGATCTCACCCGCATCCAGCTGCGCCCGCTTGCGCTCGTCCAGCGCTTTGTACTTTGCCAGAAACTCGGTCAGCTGCTTCTGCATCTCCCGGCGGGCAGTGCCGTACACCCGGAGGATACGGCGGCGCAGGCGGTTCAGCTGGCGGGTAGAGATGCGGTCACGGTCGGTTTGTTTCATGGCTGTCTCTGCCGCTATAACGGTTTCGGAACACTTGGTCGTACATAATCTCGGCCTGTTTTTCAACTTCATTCTGAGATTTTGCGTTCATGGCGTTAATAAAAGCCTGAACAAGCGGGCAGTCTTCATTCTTACTCATCATTATTGTCCTCCTCGTCTGTGTCATCGTCCACGGTCTCCCGTGTTGCGCTCTCAGCCATCAGCGCGGCCTTTGCCTGCTCCTTTTGTTCCGGGGTCAGGTTGGGCAGCAGGTCAATGGCCATGTCTTGCCCGATGATGGGCGCCTCAGAAATCACCGTTGCGACCTGCTCGGCTGTGTTTGTGATCTTGCTGCGGTTGAATGCCGGCATAGCGTTGTCAAAGCCAGCCAGTGCGCAGATCTGCCGGATGAACGGCTTGACCTGAGCCTCGAAGTCGTCCGCGTTCTGGCTCAGCGGTTCATAAGCTGCATCCAAATGGTCGTTGGTGCTGTCCGCGCTGACGCAATGCACATCCAGACCGCCGAAGTCCTCATACACCCGTGTGTGGAGCAGCTCCAACAGAGCCTGCCGGGCCGTCACAGGGATCTCGGTGGTGTAGGGGGTGATCTTGCCGCCCTCGCTGGTGTCTGCGCCTGCAATGTGGTACAGGTTCAGCTTGACAAGGAACTCTTGCAGCTCGTCATCGGTCATGCCGTTGAAGTTCTCGCACAGCCAGTAGATCTGTGAAAAGTCCTGCAGGTCATTACAGAAGCCGGACATCACCAGATCGGTGTTGTCGATGTAGGCTTTCAGCCCCACAAGGGTGCTCTGGTGCAGGTCGGAACCCCACAGCGGAACAATGGGAAGAGCGCTGTAGTTTTCGCCCTCCACGCTTTCCAGCCCGCCGCCGGGTGTGGTGACGGTCACGCTCTTGTATGCCTGCTTCGGCGTTGTCTCCTGCATCACATTGCCGATTTTGATTTCCGTGTACTCAGTGAAGCCGTCCAGCTCGTACAGGATATAGTGCATATCCGTGTCAGGATTCAGCCGCCAGAAGCGCACACCTGCTTGCAAAAGGCCTGTCTTTTCATCGTACAGGGGCGCGAACTCTGTCAGCTTGAAAACCACCAGATGGTCGCTGTTCCAGAATCCGAAGCTCTCACCGTGGATCAGAGCGAAATATCCGGCCTTCTGGATCTGCTCATCAAAGTTCTGCCCGAGCTTGCCCTTGTCCACGCCATCGTCCGCAAAGACCACGCCGTTGCCGAGGGAGTAGGTTGCCCGCTGCTTGTTGAGCCGCCGGAAAAGATTGCTCTTGACCATATCGGGGTGCAAGACATCCTGCTTTGTGTTTTTGGACAGGCGTTTCAGCATCAAAGCGTAAGCCTGCGCGAAGCGTTCAGCCCCCGGGTTTTTCTGGGCATCGTACAGGTCGGCGTCCAGCGCCATCTTGTACGGTCCGGAACTGCAGTGCTGCTGCACGAACCGCCGGATGAAATCAGGCTGTTCCCCGGCGGTTTGCGCCTGCTGGAAGGTCTGGAATGTGTATGTAGTGCTCAAAATCAATCCCTCATTTTTACAAGGCGCTTTGTGCGCACGAAGTAGCGGATAGCGTCCATGCAGTGGTCGTTGACCTTCAGCACGGTGTCGTCTTTATCTGGATCCCAAGCGTACACGCCGAACTCTTCCAGCGTGTGCTTGCAGTCTTTGTAGATCTTCAGCCGCCCGGTCTGCAGCATGGTCTGCACGTCCAGAATGCCGCTCAGAACATCGTTGTTTGCAGGGGTCTGGGTAAAGCCGTTCTTGCGCAGTTCTGTAATCAGAGGCAGGGCAGAGGGGTCAACGATGATCCTTTCCGGCTTGAGACCATTCAGCCACGCCTTGAGGTCTGTGACGTACTCACCCACGGTCTTTTGCCGCTTCTGTTCGCGGCCGCTGTAGTAATACTCCCGGGTCCCGATCCAGCAGTCTGCATCTGCCTGCTTCTGAAACAGTAGAAAGGTCGTTGCGTTCTGTGTGCCGAAGTCGCAAGCCACATAAGCGGTCTTTGGAGACAGCACCGGAAGCACGTCAACAACGTGCTTCTTGCGGTCGAACATATCGTAGACAAGCCCCTCTGCCACCGTCCACAGGCCCAGAATGTAACGCTGATAGAAAACGCCGCTGTACTGGCTGCGGTATCTGGCCTTAATGTCCTCGGAAAGCGACAGGTTGTCGTCCATCGTGAAGTGGAGGTACATCATTTTGCGAGAGCGGCATTTCCGCACCCACTCCAGATAGAACCAGTGCTGTGGGCTGCCAGGGTTGCAGTTGAACCAGAATTTTGACCCGGTGACAGAGCAGCGGGCCGTTGCCTGGTTGACGAAGCTCTGGGGCATCAGGGCCACCTCGTCGAAGAACGCCCCTGCAAGGGTGATGCCCTGGATCAGGTCTTGGCTGCTCTCGTCCTTGCCGCCAAAAAAGTAAAACTCGTTGGCTTTGCCACCCTTGCTGACGGTCATACAGTTTTCTGCCCGGTGTTCCTTGACGTTGTAGCCACGGGCTGCAAGCTGCTGCTTGAGCGTCCCCAGCACGTTACGCCGGAAGCTGGCAATGGTCTTGCCACACATGGCAAACCGCTGGCCGCTGTAGCAAGTCATAGCCCACTGGACAAAGGAAAAGCTCATGGCAAAGGTCTTGCCCGAGCGGATAGCACCATCGGCAATGATGCCATTGTAACTGCTGTATGCGCTCTGCGGTGTCCACCAGCAAAGAACCATCTTTTGCCGCTGGCTGAGGGCTTTCCAGCGAAAACCGTTACTTTTCCGCATGGTCGTCCTCTTCCTCCGGCAGCATCTCCACGTCGTCCGGCGGGCTGATGTCTGCGGCAGCGCTCAGAGCCTCAAGCAGGCCATCGTCCGGGGCTTCTATTCCGCTCTGGTCTCCCAGCATAGCAAACTTGTCCACGATGGTGCCAAAAGCGGTGGAAAGCTGCGGCAGCGTTGCCTGTTCAATTTTGTCCGGGTCTGCCATCGCTTGCAAGTACAGTCCGAGAAGATTCTGTGCTTCCCCGCGCTTGCTCTCTAGGTAGGAAAGCATATCCTGCGAATTTTCCCGCTTTTTTTGTGCACACAAACGCGCACTCTCCGGGTCTTCCTTCACGACTTTCTTAACCGTCGCGTCTGAAACATCGTTCAACTTTGCAGCGGCGCGGTAGCTTTGGAGTTGCACATAGTCAGCAACGATCTTCTTTTTTTGCTTATCTGTCAGCCGCCTTGCGCCCACCGCCACCACCTCTCTAAACTCATGCAAAAGAAAAACCGCCCGGAAAACCGAACGGTCAAAATATCGAAATAAGCCGCCAGCCGGATTCGAACCGGCACCCACACGCCCCTGCCGGGGCTTGGTTAGATGCCTCGGATGTGTCAGGTAGTATGAACTAGCGATGTGGTGTCACCAACGTTGTCCCGCCTTAAATGGGCGGCGCTCTTCCAGTTGAGCTATGACGGCATATAAGCAGCACCCGTGCATTCAGTTCGTTGGACAGGCGTCAAACGGTGGGCGCTGCTGCATCCGGAACTTTCGCGGCCAGATGCCCCGCTATTGTGCGGCCCCCTCATAGGGCACGCAAGCACTCCCGGCAGGGCTCGAACCTGCAACATGCGGTTTTGGAGACCACTGCTCTACCACTTGAGCTACCGGAGTATAAAAGCCGCCCTTGGAATCGAACCAGCCGTGTCTACACACACGCGCCGCGCTCCATACTGCGCTCAGGCGGCCATATAAAAACAGCTCCGGTTTGCCGCCGGGGCTGTTGGTTGGCGCACATCCTGTCAGGAAAGCTACACCTTGGCAAGGATTCTAAGGCCTTTTCTTGGCACGGGAGGTTGCACGTGCGGCCTTGCGGGTTGTCTAGTCCATGCGCCATACGGTGCGATACGGCGGAATCGAACCGCCTCCTGTCTCTCATGAGCGGCAGGCTGCCTTTGTTTCAGTGTATCGCATAGAAGCAGCCCGCGAAACGTGAAGAGAGCAAAGCCCTGTACCTGCAAACAGAAAAGGAGGAAAATGCTAAGAAGGGACATGTTTCGGAGGCTGCGTGCATCGGTTTGCCTTTTGGCTTTTCCGATGATACAATTTTACACCATGCGATAGTGAAACCGCAATGTAATGACAGTGCAATGTTTTTAAAGGCTCAGCTCCTCCATTGCTTTACGCCGCAAGACATAGACCATGCGCAGAGAGTAATTCATATCTTTTGCGACCCTGTCCCACGTGAGGCAATCGAGATAGTACTTGTACAGCACCGTGTATGCTTTCTCGTTCTGGATCTGGGCGAGCGCGTTTCTGATCTCGAGAAAAAGCCTGTCGCAGATCGCTCTTTGCTCATAAGCGCGTCGCTCCGCTTCCTCCTCGCGTTCAACCGCCCGGGCAAGGCTCTGGCCATCTTTGCTGCCGCCTGGGGCCTCGCTGAGGCTCTGGGTGATGTGCCGGGTGGCCTCCTGTGCTTCGGCCAGACGGTCAGACAGAAAGTAGTATCTTTTCTCTGCTTCGCGGTAGCGGTTCAGCCACGCCTTAACGGTGCGGAAATCGGTTTTGTCCGGCTTCTGGGCGTCGGTGTCAGGTATCCATGTGCGGGTCATGTATCTTCCTCCATTTCTTCAATCTTAATTTCCACCCTCGGGTTCCTCCGATCAATCTCCACCCGGCTGCCATCGTGAGCGGCAACGATCTTGCTGTTGTCGTCCTCCAGAACCCGGGCTTTCACCAGAATGTCCGTGGTCGCCTCGATAAGGTTCGCCAGATCGACCCGGCGGGCGGTCTTCATGTAGTACACGCACCGCACGTTCACGCGGGCAGAGATAGGGCTGTACGGCCTTTTGATTTGCCGCAGGCAGTCCATCTCATAATCCACGTAGGCCTTGCTAGGGGCCACGAAGCGCCCGCCTGAGCGGCTTTTGAGGATGCGGGCAGAGTTTTTCTTGGTGCGGGGGTCTCCGTAGAGGGTTAATTTCACAAGTTCCCTCCAATCAGATCGTCAATGTGCATCTGAACAGCCTGCTCTGGTATATCTTCCCAGCCGATGCCGATATAGTCCAGTACACGGCCCCAGCCGTACCAATTTCCGTTTTCGTCCCGGCAGACGTGCTTCATCCAGAACTCCCATTCTTTGGGATTGGTCTCCCGCAAAATGTCAAACCGGTGCGGTCTGCCCTCTATGTGGATGCCAAACCCGCACATGGTGCAGCCTGTGCGCTGTGCCTTTGTGGTGTACAGCTTTCCGTCTTTGTCCTTCGCAATCTCTCCGTATTCGGCTGGAATGGGCACGTCCAGGTCAAGCGCAAGCTGTAAAACGTCTTGTCGGTCGAAAATGGCAAATGGCGCGCTTCTGGTGGTGGTCTTGCCAAAATAGTTGCAGCCGTGCATCTTCAGGCTCTTTTCGCGCCGCCCGCCTTCGCTGGCCATAAGGCCCATGTAGGGCACACTGTTGTGGTCCCGTGCCCAGTCGTTGCAGGGCTTTTCCTTGAGGTAGTAGCAGCAACGGTCCGATACTTTAAACGGGGCCGCCTGATACCCAAGCGCCGCGCCCTCTGCATCGGCACCGCCGAACAGCTCAAGCCATTTCTGCGGAAGCTTCATCCGGCTGTTTTTCTGCCAGCCGCCGTATTCTCCAGTTTCCCCAGTGATGATAGCATGCCGCACGGTTGCGTTTTGCTCTGTCGGGTTTTGCAGCAGCATGATCTTGCCTGCCTTTTCCTTGCTGATGACAGGCCAGCCAAATTCCTGCAAGACCTGCACCTTGCTTTTCAGCGGCTTCAGGAACACGAAAGACGGCGCTTCACCATCGCCCATCCAGTTTTTGTATTCGGTCTCCATCTCTTCCGCGATCTGCTTGTGCACCTGCTGCACGCCCTTGCCTTCCAGCGATGAGCAGGACACGCATGTAACAGGCAGCCCGATTCTCTCCAAAAAATAGTGCAGCGTGATGGAATCCAGACCGCCCACGGACAGGTGCACGCCCTTGTCGTGCTCTTTTGCCCAATAGTAGAATGCCTCGGCCATTTCCTGCGCGTGCTCCACCTTGCGCTTGTAATCCCACTTCTGCATCGTCTGAAAACGCTCGATGTTTGCCAAAGAGCCATTTTCAGCCATAATTTCCTGTACTGTTTTCATTTTTTTACCCCCATTGTTCTGACATAGCCTTTGCAACGCCCGGCGCGGTTTTGCTTCTGGCTTTTGCCCGGCCCTCTTGGCCGTTTTGCGTTCCGCGTATGCCTTCGCACCAGCTGATTTTCTTGTGCTTTTCCCCATTTGAGACGTACACGGGCTCTGGCGGTGGAAAGTTGTTTTTTCGTTCCAGAGGCGGCAGGTTTTTCAGCCAAAGGCAAGTGCGCTTTGTGTGATAGTTTTCTGTGTCCTCTTCACTCTCGGCAAAGTAGTATGGATGAATGATCTGGTCGGCTTTTCTGTACGCCGTGTTCATGATGCCTACAGGGTTCTCGACTGCAATTTTTGGGACATCTGCCAACATGAACTGCATAAAGAAAATTGCGGCTTTTACACGCTCTGCCCACCGGGCAACAACCTTTTCAGCCGGGGTTACCCGCAAGCTGAAAGAACGTGTTGCTGCATTGCTCAGGTATGTGCAGGGCGGGTGCGCAATGAGCAAGTCCCACTTGCCAACGTCATGCGTTACGCCGTTCATTGTCACGACTTGCCCCCCCTCCAGAGCCTTGAGCGCGTCTCCAAGAATATGCCACTCGGGGTGCCCGCCGGACGGCTCTTGAACGTCGCAGCTGTAGGCTTCGTGGCCCCGAGCCCGAAATGCCTTGCACACCTCCTGCGATTCCTCGCAGGCGATCAGTACTTTCACCGTTTTCTTCCTCCCATCCAAAATTCTTGATTGAATGCGTTCTTGCTGATGCACTCCAGCGCATTCCTGGTTTTCGTGTATGCACGTTGCTCCTTCAGCTGACGCTTGTACTCGGCGTACCGTGGGCAGCTGTCGTGACAGATCGGGTGCCGGTCAGGGCAGTCTTTACATGTCGGGTTCGTCATGGGGATTCGACCTCCATTCTTTTGGCCTGAATATCCGTATACTCCGGGTAGTGGTCGCCCGCCATCTGGCAGGCCCTGAATTCTGCCGCCTGCGGACTGGAAGCCGTCATGCGGTAGGTGAGTGCTGCATCTCCAACCGGGCCGCTGCAATCAAGGATCACTTTGTATCGGGGCATTCTCTTCCTCCTTTTTCCGCTTCTCCAGCCACTTCATGGTGCGGTCCGGTGCGTCCCTCATGAAATCCCCGGCCTTCTCGGCTTCCTCCGGCGGGCGTGAAACGTACCGCACCGGGTTTCGCTGGAACGCAGGGGCTTTTTGCCGCTCCTTGTCCCGCGAGATCCAGCCGGATGCAGCTGCCTTCCAGCTCTTCATGGGGTTCTTACCCACCTTCCACCCGTTGGACTCGTAAAAATCCAGGAACCTCTTGGCCTGCTCTGTCGTTCCGCCCTTTTCGGCAAAGTACGCCTTGACCTCTGCCATGTCCGGTGGGTGGAATCTGGCTGTTTTGGTCTCCGGCGTGGGTATCGGCGCGTTAGCGCCTTTCTTTATATCCCCGTTAGGGGATATTTCTTTATAAACAGATTCAGACTCAGATACAGATACAGATAAGCTATTTTTGCTATTGGCAAAATGGCATTTGCTATTTTTGCTATTGGCATCAATAGCTTTGCCATCAGATTTCCAACGTTTTTCTGCGCCTTTTCTTCCAGCTTGCTGCCGTGCTTCGGATGTGCTGGAATACTTTTGTACGTTCATTTCATCAAATGCTTTTACAGTTTTCCACATCATCCGCATGGAGCGGTCTGTAAAATCCGGTTCTGTTCCGTTCTCGACGTAAGCTGCATACGCACGGATAAACTGTCCAAACTCTTCATCTGTCAGTTCTTCCATCGTGTGAACGTGCTCCAAAAGCAAAATAAAGCTGGTTCGTCTTTTCTCAGGCATGCTCCACCTCCTTTCTCGTTTTTGCACGCCCGTATAGCCGGATAGCACAGCTGCCAAAATCAGAAGGGGAGGTCGCCGTCATCGGAGATCAGGCTGAAGTCCTCCGCCGGGGCCTCTGGAACAGGAGCAGAGGCCTGCGGCGGTTGCTCCTGTTCTCGCTGGCTCTGGGTACTAAAGCCCATCTGCTGGGGCTGTGAGGTCTTTGCCTGCTGCACATGCCGGGCTGTCTGCTGCTCAAAGGACGCCGGAGCCCCGGAAGACCGGCTGCCGCAAAAGCTCACGTTGTCCGCCAGGACCTCCACGGCAGTGCGGTTGTTGCCGTTCTTATCCTGATACTGGCGAGTCTGGAGGCTGCCTTCAATGGCAATCAGACTGCCCTTCTGAAAATACTTGCTCACGAACTCGGCGGTCTGCCGCCAGGCCACCACATCCAGAAAGTCTGCTTGACGTTGTTCGCCATAGCGTACAAAGCTGCGGTCACAGGCAAGCCGAAAACGGCACACGTTGGTGCCCTGGGGTGTGGTACGCAATTCCGGGTCCGCCACAAGACGGCCCATAAGAGCCACTACGTTCAGCATGATCACGCCTCCGTGGCGGCTTCATCTGAGTCGCAGTCCACGCTGGCCCCCATCAGGACCTCCGGGCACTCGGACCGGGCAAAGTAGGCCGCCGCCCGGTATTTGAGCATCATCTCGGTCATCTTAGGCCAGTAACTGCCGTTTTTGGTCCACCATCCGGAGTCCTTGGCCATGCGGACGGTGACCTTGGGGCCCTCTACCTTTTCGCCTGTGAGCTTGTCCACGGCGATGAGACGGCATCCCCAGGTGTCGGTGCCCTCCTGGCCCTCCATACGGTACCGGGTGCGTCCGGCAAACAGGCCGCTGTGGTCAATCAGGGCTTTGCAGCTCTTGCCGCTCCAAGAGGGGTTGCCCTGGACGACGTACAGGTTCTGCATCACAAAAATGGGGTCCATGCCCATACGGTTGGCCATGTCACAGGCCACGGCACAGCTGGCAACGTTTTTGGCGTAGCTCTTTGGCACCATACCGTCCGGCAGCTGGGCATAAGCCTTGCCCTTGCTACAAGCCAACTTCCAGCTGCTGAAAGCGGTTTCGGTGTTCTGGGCCTGGCCAGGGGTAAGGGCCTCGGCAGTTTCTGGCATGGGGGTCAGCTGCCCGGCGGCAGCCGTGGGGGTGGTATGGATCGTCTCAGGCATGATGGATGTCCTCCTCTTGATAAGAAATTTCAATGATGTCGGCGTAGCGTTTGATAGAATCCAGTTCAGATTTGGTGCAGTGGAACACGATCTTCCGGTCCCGGGGCTCCTCCTGGGCATTGAAGTTCAGAAACTCTCCGGTGTCGAATTCGTCAGGGTCCCAATCCAGCTCTTCCTTCGGGTGGCCAAAGGACACAGCAGGCCTTACCAGGCTGATCTGGGGCGGATTTTGCTGGGGGCCCTTGTAGTTGTCCGGCAGGCCCTTTATCACCGCCTCACGCAACAGGGTACGGTACTCTACCCCATAGCAATAGTCGATGCTCTCAAAAGGCTCCGGCATGATCTGCTCCCCGGCGGCAGCATGGATAACGTCGATCTGACACATCAGGGTGCCAACCAGCCGGTAGATCTGGTCGATACAGCTACGGCTTGCAGGGCCGGACATGAGGCCGCTTTGGGCAAAGCTGGTAAAAAAGGCTACCGAGTGGTTCACCTCGCTGGCAAGCTGGTTCCCGGTGCTGATGAGCCGGAACAGCAGGTCATTGGGCCCGATGTAATGGAAGATGCCCTCAGCCTTATTAGAAAGATCCTTGATGCGCTGGTGCTTGGTCATGGGCGCTGTTTTCATTTACAAAACCTCCAAAGTGTGCTATTCTTCGGGAAGATGGGCCTTGCAACTCATCACCCTTTGGGCTTGTCCGTGTTGGCGCACGGGCAGGCTCTTCTTTTTTTGCGGCGTATCGGCGGCAGACTGTCCACCTCATCACGTCGGATGCACTCTTTCTCAAAAATGTACTTGCGAGCCGGATGCCTGCCGCTGCGACTGTGGCTGCTCGCAGATGCAAAGCTGTTTGCGCTTTTGTAACCCAGCCGTCTGGCACACATCTCGGACGTACCGCTCGCGATCAGGTCTCCGGTCTTTGCGTCATACACGGTGTACCACATGACATGGTGGACAGTGTCAGGCATACGTGATCTCCCCCGACTCCTCTTCCAGGATCTCTCGCACGTTATCCATTTCTTCGGCGCACATCTCCCAGACGTTTGCCCGTGCGGAGTATTCGGCCCGAACAACAATGTCATCTGAGGCTTCGGCTTCTCGCCTGCAGCGTTCGGCAATCCGCGTGTAGGATTTGACTTTGTCCTCAACGTACTCTTTGGCCGTCATCATGCCCCACGCTCCTGATTCTCCGGGTATTCCGGTTTACGGGCGTGGGTGCGGTTGATCTTGCCGTACTTGCGCCGCTTTGCGGCTCTCTCCCTGTCCTCTGCGGCAAAGCCCAGACGAGCCAGCAGAACAGCGGCCAGAATCAGCACCAGCGACACCGCAAACAGTGTGCCGGAGATGTATCCGGTGGTCTGCGCGGTACCCTCTGCGCCCATAGCTGTGCCCATTCCAACGCCGCCAAAAACGACAGCCAACCAGTAGTAAGTAGTAGATTTGAGTTTCATTCTTTCGGATCCTCCTTTGTATAAACCTTTTCGAGCTTGTAAAAATCCTTCACCCACTCCATAAACCTGGCGCGGGAGATGTCAGGGCAAAGCTCTTTTGTTCCTACGGACGGCTTTGACCACTCCGGGAAAATTCCCGCCTGAATCTGCGCTCCCAAGACCTTTTCGGTCTTTGAGATGTTATTGTCTCGAAGAATCTGGACGCACTCTGCGATTCCCATGCTCGGCTTCACTGCCGCACCCCTCCTTTTTTCTCTCAGCTGCCGCTTCATCTGGATGTGCTCCAACCGCTCAGGCTGCCTTGCATCCCAGCGCTGTTCAAGCCAGCGCTTGTTGTAGTGCTTCTTCATGGCTTCCACTCCACAAATTTCCCGTTTTTGAGCGTGTACCAGGTGTTTTCTTTGATAACGGCCCCGTCAACCTTTGCCATTTTGGCCAGTAGCATATTGCCGTCATCATCGTACTCGGTCAGCACCAGATAGCAGCCCAGTGCGCCGCACGCCTTACCGCAAGCACCGTTTACAACGGCAATGCTATCTTTTCCGTCTGCTTTTGCCCTGCAATAAGCCCCAGTGGCTGCCGCCGTGCTGGAATTGCCGCTGGAACCCGCCGTGCTGTAATAGCCGCTGGAACCCGCCGTGCTGGAATTGCCGCTGGAACCCGCCGTGCTGTAATCGCCGCTGGAACCCGCCGTGCTGGAATCGCCGCTGGAACCCGCCGTGCTGTAATCGCCGCTGGAACCCGCCGTGCTGTAATCGCCGCTGGAACCCGCCGTGCTGTAATAGCCGCTGGAACCCGCCGTGCTGGAATTGCCGCTGGAACCCGCCGTGCTGGAATTGCCGCTGGAACCCGCCGTGCTGGAAT